TTTGGGAAAATCGTCAAACATTTTAAGCATTGGATCAACGATAGACTTATTAAAATCCCACTCATCCCACCATGTTACAACTAGTTTCCAAGCTTCTTTTGGTTTAGTGACGGCTAATTTAAAAAAGTCAAATGTCTTTTTTAGACCTTTAGCAGCGTCTTCTATATCTATTAAACCAAATGTTAAGAAATCAATAACACCACCAATACCACCAGCGAATTTTTCTATTAGGGATGCTTCACCTTCACCTTTACCAAATATTTCATCTGCCTTTTTCCAACCTTTCCAAAATTCCCAAGCAGAAAATAACCAAAGTGCAATTCTAGTAAAAGGTTTCATAAATTTAGACACGCTATTCATAACTTTAACAATTCTTGGATTTTCTAGGAATGTTGCAACTTTACCTGTCCATCCCTGAAACATTTCCGACATTGTTTTTCCAAGTGAACCAAATATTTCACCTAATCTTGTTCCGAATTTTCCACCAGGCATTAAATTCAAAAACCATCTACCAATACTACCCATAACTTTAAGAAAACCCATTGCAGCGCTTCCCATGCCTTTTATTGTCTTTGCTAAAAATTTAAATTCTGGTGTGGCCATAATACCACTAAAAATACCAGCAATACCACCAATAAGACCTAAAAATGGCACAGCAATACCAGCAAGACCTATTTTTAAAAACTTACCCATCCACGACGCACCTTCTTTTCCTGCTTTACCGGCACCACCAACAGCTGAACCAATTATGCCTTTTAAGTCATCCAAGAATTTTTTATCAGCAGCTTTTTTCTCTTTGACCACTTCTACATTCTTTGGCGCCGGTGTTTTCAAAAGATTTGCCATGGCAGACATCTGCTTATTAATGCTGTCATTAATAGTTTTCAGAGTTTCACGTGTCTTCTCGTGTTCTTTTTTAATGTCGTCAGCCATTTAATCTATCCTTGTTGTTGTCGTTTTTGTCTTTCGTTTTCTTCTTCAAGATGTTTCATTAATAACATTAAATAAATTTCTCGTTCCCAAGGCATCCAATTTTCTACCTCGGTCATTGAATACTTATGATGATGCATTAATTGCCAATTCGTAGTATAATAATTAGTGACCGAATCTGAACCGAGGCTTAGGCGAAAAAAGACGCAAGACCCTCCAAGGTCCTTTTTTCTACATTACCACATATACTAGCCTTTTTTCCTTTACCATTCTTATTCAAACATTTCACTTCTATATCATGTCTTAATACAGGAACAGTATTAAAGAATTCTTGAATCTTTTGAAAAGATTCATCAGGTAAAGATTCAACAAATTTATCTAATTCCTCTTTTGTGTGATCTTTTGCTGAAAATACGTTTTCCTTATCCCATATAGAATCAATACAGGTCGTAACAGTTGTGAAAACGTTTTCTACATCTGTGTTCTCTGTACTAATAGTATCTTGCATTGATATTGAAGGATATTTCATTATTACACCAACATCTGATGATAATTGTATTTTATTGGTATGGCCTTCAGTTCGTGTTATTTCTATTTTTGCTAAATCAACTTGTGCTGGTATTTCTTTTTTACACTTTTCACATTCATATGATAGATCGACAATTTCACCTTTTGACTTAGCTCTCAATTGTAAAAAGATATATTCAATGTCAAACATTGGCATATTATTTACATCAAGATCCTCAAAGATGCAATTCTCAATAATCGTATTAATAGCACCTGTCATTTGTTTTGGATCATCACTTTCCATTGCAATAAGAAGAATTTTTTCTTCTTTAACTAAGAAAGGTCTATAACTTACTTCCTTTAGTGTTGATGGAATAGTTAATTTATACTGTGGTACTGCAATTGTTGGTAATCCCATTTCATTATACTCCTATGTAAAATGATTTAAATATTATACAAACATTCCGCCTAATTTAGATATTGGTAAAAATTGAGATTTTTGTTTTAAAATAGATCCAATTTTAGGCATTGATAAACTTTTTCCTAATCCACCTAGTTGTGAACCAACTTCGGTAAAAGAACTTAATGCATTTTGTGCTTGTGTGAAACCATCAGACAATGATGACAATAATTTATTAACAGGATTTCCACCTTTATAATCAGTATATTCTATATCCCGAAATGTAAAATCGATTGGTAGGTTTTGAATAGTTCCTGCTGTACCATATCCTAATGGTAAAGCCCCTAGAACTTTAGGATATGCATCAATTAATTTTACTTTCATCATAACTGGTAAGTCATCACCATCACCATTACCGGGTTTTGTACCAGCACATTGAAATATTTCTATAGTGCTTACATAATCACGATACCAATTTACACGTCCCCTATCCCACATAGTACCCATCCATGAATTAAAGAAATTGTGTTCATGCATTTCTTCACTTACATAAAAAGTCATGTTCATCGTATCAAATAACTTTTCATATACATATTCTCTTTTTAAACCATAAGGCTTATGTTCTTTTGTGGCCATGGTGAAACCGGGTATACTGCAGGTGTGGCAATTTAACATCACACCTCTAATGTCTCCAACATCAGCACCCAGTAATGTTTTTGGTGGAGTAATGAAGACATAGTACAGATAAGGTCTGGAAAATAAACCACCCCTTTTAACATTAGCCATCATTCTATTAATGCCATTTTGTGGTGTACTATCTTCTCCGCCAACTCCGGGTTGCTTTTTTCCTTTAAAAGGATCAGTGCCTATTGGAAAATTAGCACCAATAGATACCCCACCCGGCAATTTAACTTTTCCTAGTATATTTCCAAACATATTATCCTCTTATTTTTTTAATGGAGTCTTTCCAAACTCTTCCCGAAGCAACTCTACTACCTTTTTGAGTAACAAATTTATCTATCTTGGGACGCATTAGAACTTCTTCCCATTCAGCTGGTGCTATTCTTATAATCTTTCCACCTCTTATATTATCAAGTGTATATTTTTTAAAACAAGCTTGTGCTGGTCTCCATTTTCTTTGTGTCCACATAAGCTTATTAAAATATCTAGTAAAGGCAACAGCCTGTTTTAATAAGTTAGGCTGAAGACCTTTCAATAAGTTTAATAAAGGTATTCTCATCTTAGGTGGTATATAATGAAAATCAAGACCTTGAATTACGTTACCCTTTTTCCCTAAAGAAAAAACTAATGGAAATACATTAAACCATTTATTCCGTTCTTCTGTAACATATTTAAAGTAATAAAACTTAGCAGAATAGACCCGTGTTACTCTTGTTCCCTTTACACTGTTGATCGATTCGTTAGCCATACATATATTTATAAAGGTTTTTTGTGCTTTTTGGTCTTAATACCAAGCTCTTTTTCAGTTAAAATAACAAATTCCATACCACGTTTCTCAGCCCATTTACGCGCTGCTTTCCATTTAGCCTGATTCATTATATATGTCTTAAGCTTTTTAATATATCCTTGAGTTTGTTTTTTAGGTTTTTTGGGTGGTTTGCATTGGACGGCTGGTTTGACCTCAATGATGTATTTCTTATATTCACCTGATGTTGATCGGACTTTTGTATAGAAATCGACAAAATATCGTCTGGTTTTCTTCTCAATGGGATTATAATAAGGGATAATGACATTCTCCGAGCCCCATTCAATTATATTAGGATGAGTATCTAAATATTTCATATATTTCAATTCCCAAGAAGAGCGATATTCACATTCTTGAAGATTAGCCACATATTTCTCTTTATTCTGTATTATATACCGCCCGACACGTGGATATTTTTTCATATAGGTCTTATAAATATATTATATTAAGTATTTATAATAGGAGCAAGAAATGGCAAATGATTGGAGTATAGACAATTCAACGGGGACAACCGATATGGGACTGTGGGGTGAACCACCTGCATCGTCATCGCCCCCAACCAAGACTCCTTCAGTTATAACAACACCTAAAACCACAACTGGTCAGAGTACACCAAAACATGTATATCCTCTTAACATTGATAGTGATTTGACAGAGAGTAATGGTGAAATTGTTCAAGAGTGTATAGTATTCACGGCAGTTAAACAAGCTGGTATTTCTTTACAAAAGGCAGATGATAATCTACAATCACAAAAAGCTTTAGAAAATCAGGTGCAGAATGTTGGATCATCAAAAGATGGTAAGAAAATTTCAGGAATAGACATGATTGGTAATGGATCTACCAACTCTAATGCAGCAGCGAAAAAGAAACAAGAACAGGCCGCCGCGGCGCAGGCAAACGCCACTCCCGTTG